GGGCGTAGATGTCGGCGGGGTGTTTCTGGAGGACGAAACCGACCTGTATGAGCCGAATACCCAGGTTTACCATGTTGCCCTTGATTTTACAATTTGGCACAATGAGGCGGTGACCGTGATATGAGTCGCGAGGCGCTTATCAACATGCTCCTGGCCATGAGGTCGCAGATTGACGCGGCCCTCTGCATTTTGGGGCAGGAACCGGAGGAAGAGGAAGAGGCCGGAGAGTGCCGGCATCCCCTGGAAAGCCGCAAAAACTACAGCACAATGGGCGCAACCAGGTGGATGTGCGGCATCTGCGGATATCTCCATGAGGAGGTGAACCAAGCTGGCAGTACAGGTATGGAAGAATGTTAAGTGCTACCTCGGAGGATTTAATATTTCCGGGGACCTGAACCAGATGGCGCTGGATTACGGCGCCGACATGTTGGAAGTGACCACGTTTAATGACACCGCAAAACGCCGGATAGCGGGACTGTTCGATGTATCCGCAGACCTCCAGGGATATTATCAGGCCGGTACCAACCCGGACCTGATTGACAAAATCCTCTGGGATAAACTGGCCCTGCAGGACGAGATTATGACCGTCTGCCCGACCAACGGGGCGGCCGGCGAGGTTGCCTATTTTACAAAGGTCATCGAGGCGACCTACACCCCGGGCGGATCTGTCGGAGAAGTGTTCCCTTTCTCGGTGGAGGCCCAGGGGACCGAGCGGCTTATTCGGGGAATTGTGGCCGAGACCGGGGCAAAGACGGCCAGCGGGAACGGCACGGCCCGGAACTTGGGGGCGGTGGCGGCAGGGAAGAAGCTTTACGCCGCGATGCACGTTATCGCAGTGTCGGGAACCGCGCCGACGCTGAATGTAACCATTGAATCAGACGATACGTCAGGTTTCTTATCGCCCATAACCCGCATCACTTTTAACCAGGCGACCGCCATAGGTGCCCAATGGAAAGAAGTGGCCGGGGCGATTTCCGATACTTGGTATCGTCCGGTGATTACCATCGGCGGAACAACCCCGAGCTTTACCATAGTGCTTTTGCTCGGAATAATTTAAGGAGGGATGAACCTTGCCCGTATTTGTGCTGAAGAATGCCTATGTGGTTATCAACTCTGTGAATCTTAGCAGTTATGTCAGATCCGTAACAATCAACTACGGCGCCGAAATGCTGGAGAAGACCGCCATGTCGGCGAACAGCAAGCAGCGGATAGCCGGCCTGAAAGACTGGTCTGTGGACATTGAATTCAACCAGGACTTTGCCGCGGCTTCGGTGGATGCCACCTTATTTCCCCTGGTTGGTGCCGCATCTTTTCCGATTGAGATCCGGCCTGACGCCGGGGCCGTGTCGGCGACCAACCCGAAGTACACCGGCAACGCCCTGCTTGAAAGCTACCCGCCCATCAGTGGCAGCGTCGGGGAACTGGCCACTGTCAGCATTACCCTGCAGGGTGACGGGGATCTGACAAGGGCGACTGCGTGATTATAACACCCCGGGCAGCCCCCGGGGTGCGAAAATTTTTTATTGAGGGGGTATTCACGATGTTGGAAGAAAGAGTGGCTCGGCTTGAAAAGGAAATGGCTGAACTGAGGGAATCAGTCCAGCCGGAGAAAGTATGGCACCTGATTAAAAGTGAACTTGTGCGCCATGGGGTAACTCTGTATGACCCTGAAAAAGTTGAAAACCCTAAAGTTGCCTTTGAAAAGGTTCTACCCAGTGGCAAAAAGGCTATTTTTATTGATGGACCCCCAAGCGCTGTCGGCAAATTTATCAGCATGATGCAAAAAACAGGGTCTTAACTTTGTTCCCGGAAAAGTCTTATATAGCCGCACTTCTTACAAATAACATAAACGATGTTTAGGGGTGCTCCGGGGTAGTCGCTAAGCTTTAAGGTTTGGTATTCAAGATCGTAACCTTCTTCTTGTATGGCGTTATTTTGGCAGTTAGGGCATTTATTGTCACATTCAAAGCTATGCGTCTTATCAGACATAAAATCACCTCCCTCCTGTACGGTATAGTCTTCCAGCAAAGACATTATTCGACAGGTGGGAGGTGGTTCCTTTGAAAAAGATTGTCGGTATATGACAGGGTAAAAATTTTTATGAGGTGAGAACATGGGAAACCCTACGGCACCGAAAACAAAAATCATACTGGATAAGGAACGGAACCTCCTCCTGGACCTAAACGCCATGGTAGCCTTCGAGGAGGAAACGGGCAGTAGTCTTTTGTCCGCTACAAGCATGTCCAGGATGGGCATGAAGGAAATACGGGCCTTGTTGTGGGCCTGCCTTATCCACGAGGACGAATCCCTGACCGTCAAGCAGGTGGGGGCTATGGTCCACGCCGGCAACCTTGATGAAATTACTAAATCCATTGAAAAGGCCTTTGCCGTTGCGATGCCTGAACCACAAAGAGAAGAAAAAGGCGGCGCTGGCGACCCTTTGACATAGAGCCGCCCACGTGGACCGAGCTGTGGGCCATTGGGCGGTATGATCTGGGGCTTTCGGAGGCGGATTTCTGGCTGTTGACTATGCGGCAATTTGACGCCCTGGTCAAAAGGTATCTGGCCAGACAGGAGCGCGAAGATTTCAGGGCGGCTCAAATTTGCTCCACCCTGGCCAATATATACCGCGACCCAAAGAAGAAGGCGGGGTCTTATACGCCGAAGGATTTTATGCCATAAAAACCACGGGGCGTTTATTTAAGTTGCTGGGCTATCCAAACATCTTCAGCTACGTCCAATAACCTATCATCCGCGAAATTAGACCATTTGATTTTATTGTAAATAGCCCGTGTCATTTTGAAAGATACCGCTTTTGTCCAGGCGGTGTTGCCGTATTTATCCGTGGCGGGCGCCTGAATGTTAAAAACCATATGGTCTAACTCAGGAGCCCGCTCATACATTTCTTTAATTTTTCTGCTAAAATGAATACCTATTTCGGGCTTGATTTGATTTCTGATCGGGTTGTAGTGGTATATGATATTCAAGCGGGACGGCAAGTCTCCTTGCCTGGCATAAAAGGCAACATTAACCACCCCGTTACCGGTTTTATTGGCCTCGCCAAGTATCTCCCGCGCTGCTTTTTCTGGGGTATTTGTGTTTGATTGGACTGCTGGCTGTGATGCCTGTGGAGTAGTGGATGAAGGAGTAGGAGCGGGAGAATCCAATTGTACGGGAAAGCAAAGAGGTAAAACTGTTGTCAAGATAACTAAAATAATAAAAGCATACCCAATTAAAGCCACTAGCATTTTCCAGGGTGTCCCTGACCTAAATCCAGGAACTTTAACCATAATAATTCCCCCTTCTTTGGAATTTATTTTTCTTATAGTATAAAACCCTGATGTAGCTACGTCTACCATCAACAAAAAACAACTGGAAAATCATGTTTCTTTGGGAGTGGTAGGGTTGGCCGAAAGCAAACTATTTGTTGTTATCGGGGCAAGAACAGCTGGTTTTGAAGCCAAAATGCGCCAGGTTAACAAAAACATAAAAGAAGTAGAAAAAAGTTTTAAAGGCATACAGCAGATGGGTCAAAGGTTTGCTGACGTCGGTCAGAAACTGGCGCTTGGCCTTACTCTGCCCATTGTCGGGTTGGCCGCGGCAGCGGTAAAAACCTCAATGGACCTGGAAACCGCTTTTACTGGAGTTATCAAAACCGTTGATGCGACCGATGAAGAACTGGCAAAACTAAAGCAGGGATTTGACGACATGGCCAAGAGAATCCCGATCGCCACTACCGAGCTTTATGGTATAGGTGAGGCTGCCGGCCAACTGGGAATCAAAAAAGAAAGTATTCTTGGCTTTTCCGAAGTGATGGCCAAACTGGGTGTGACTACCAACCTTAGCAGTCAAGAGGCCGCAACAGCACTCGCCCGTTTTGCTAATATAACCCAAACGCCACAGCAAAATTTTGATCGATTAGGTGCAACCATTGTAGATTTAGGCAATAATCTAGCCACTACTGAAGCGGAAATAACCGAAATGGGCTTAAGGTTAGCTGGTGCCGGTAAACAAGTAAAAATGACTGAAGCACAAATTCTTGGATTTGCAGGCGCTTTAAGTTCTGTAGGCATTGAGGCAGAAATGGGTGGTTCAGCCTTTTCCCGTGTAATGCTGGAGATGCAAAACGCAGTTTTGAGCGGGAATGAAAACCTGAAAATATTTGCTTCCGTGGCGGTATGTCTAGCCAAGAGTTTGCAAAAGCATTTAAGGAGAACGCAGCCGGGGCTATTATTGCATTTATTGAGGGACTTGGGAAAGTATCTGCAAGCGGCCAAAACGTAGTGCCTATTTTGGATGCCTTGGGTTTGAGCGAAATCAGGGTCCGGGATGCTTTACTCCGTGCTGCAGGCGCTGGTGACCTATTCCGAAATAGTGTGGAATTAGGAACCAAAGCTTGGCAGGAAAATATTGCCTTAAACAAGGAAGCGGAAAAGCGGTTTGCGACCGCTGCATCCCGATTTCAACTGCTTAAAAACAGGGTGGGTCTATTGGCCGGGGCATTTGGTGGAGTATTGACGCCGATATTGCTTCAGTTTACAAAGTCATTTGAATCTATAATTAATTCAGTGTCCAATATGAGCGAATCTACAAAGGGCATTATTACGGCTATGCTGATGTTGGTAGCTGTTGTTGGTCCTTTGACCCTGCTTTTGGGAGCAGCCATGAAAACGATCACCACATGGACTGTTGCAGTTGGGCTTGCTAAAAAAGCAGTAGATTTATGGAGAGTAAGCACCATTGCCCAAACTTTAGCAACCCAGGGACTGGCCACTGCACTAAAAACCACTCCTTTGGGCTGGTTTATGGTAACCTTAGCCGCCCTTGGTCCTGTTATATTGTCCCTACTTCAGAAAACAAATGCAATGACAACCAACTTAGAGGACCATATAAAAGCTGTAAATAAAGAGATTAATACCCGGCAGTCAAGCATAAAGCAACTGGAAGCCCAACGGGAAACCATCAAAACATTAGGTGATCAATATGCCAACCTGAAAGCAAAGATAGATTCTGGAAAGTTATCGGATATTGAAGCACAAAAAGCCAAGGCTGAACTGAAAGACCTGGAAGAAAAAATGATTCCGGTAATAGGTAAAGAGGGAATGCAAAGAATTGCATCCGCAAGCAACACCGGAAAAGCTGTAAGCTTTGAAATGGATGCAATTCAGCAACGAGTTAAAGTAGAAAAAGAAGCTTTAAAAGAAACTATGGCAGCGGAAAACGCAAGGACGCTTGGTCTTATTTACGATGTTGAGCAAAGAATAAAAGCTTTGGATACGGAAAATAAAGCATATACATTCTCAGCAAAACTAAAAGAAAAGCTTTTACGTGTAGGACCGCTTGCAAAAGGAACCAGTTATGAAACTAAAATAAACGATCTCAGGGCAAAGATGTATGACGAGGAAAGGGAGGCCGAAAGGAGCAGGTTGCAGGCCTACCTTAAAGATTTAAGGAGTTCTCTTGCAAGCATCGGTGGCGATTCTTTATTACCAACCGGCTTGGACTACTCAAAATTAAACAAGGACCTAATTCCAGAAATACAACTTCCCGGTGCTACTGGTAGCGATAAAAGTATAGAGGCCGCCGAAAAAGTTAAAACCGCCTGGGTAGGCACATCTGATGCGCTCAAAAATTCCCTGGAAACACTGCGTACCCAACATGAAACTGCCGCCATTGCCGCCGAAATGCAAGGGGACAAACTGGCTCAGCTTAAGCTTAAAGGCCAGCAGCTAAACGAGGAGTTGGCCAAGCAGAAAGAGATAGTTGCCCGGGTAAAGGAGGAAATAGCGGCCAATACCGCCGCCGGCGTACTGGAGGGGGAAACCAAGGAGGACCTGGCCAAGCGGACCGATGAACTGAACAAGAAGTTGACCGATGAGGAAAAGGCCCAGGCGGATATTGAAAAACAAATTTACGACACCAACCAAGCAATAAAAACCCAGGCCCAGGACCTGCGCGACCTTGCCGATGAGGTCACCAAGGTCAAGAAAAAATACCAGGACGAGCTGGCAGCGGCCCTGGAGGACTACCAGAAAAAAGTCAAGGAAACCAATGCCAAGCTGGCCGAGGACGAGCGAAAACTTACCCGGGAGTATGAGAATCAGGTTGACCAGCGGGCCAGGGCGCTGCGTGATTTTGTGGGCCTGTTTGATGCCGTTACCTCTAAAGAGGTATCCGGCACCCAGCTCCTGGAGAACCTGCGGGGGCAAGTCAAGGCTTTTGACGATTGGCAGGAGAACATCGCCGCCCTAGCCGCCCGGGGTGTGGA